TCTATTATTAATATCGCCATTTCCATATCCAAATACAGTTTCATCTGCTCGAACAGGACCACCCAACATGATGGCTTCAGTATGACCAGCAGCAACATTTACCGAAACGTTAATACCAGAGCATCCAAAAAATTGATTGATACTCTTTGAGGTGTATGTAATCTTATTTTGTCCAGAAATTAATGTTCCACTCTCTGGAAAACCAATTGTGGAATCTACATTAATTACAGTATCACCGATAAAAACAGGTTCTAAAGCTCTGGAATAACCAGGAACACGAAAAAATCCCTCAATTAAATCACGATCATCGTATCCAACAAACAAACCTAGTTTGTAGAAAGTTCTTTCATTTCGAGTGAAAACTTCTACCTCAGAGACAGAAGCACTTGTGCTTAAATCATTTGACTTAAATATTGTTTGTCCTTTAAGTTCTGATGGATTCCCCGATATACTTTCAACAACAGCAGTTTCTCTTCTAATATAATTTGCCGAAGAAGGCTTCAACAATCTTTCCTCAAGATCAATTACAGTTGCTGTTACTCCGTAAAGAACTTTAAACAGAATTATTATTGATTCTTCAATGCCTTTAGACTGATAAAAATCTCTAGCATGTTTAACAAAATTACCTACATCTAAATCATCAACAAAATCTCTATCCTCAAAACCTGGAGTGAATGTTGTTTTTAATTTTTTATAAAATTCTTGTAAAAATAAAGCACTAAGATTTTGGACAGACGAATCCGCAGTATGTGATGCCGCTACGGTGTCCTCAAAGATTACACTCTGCCTATTCGTATTAGTAAAGTATGCTTTTGTAGTATCATCATATCCAGTAATACCACTAAATCCACGAATACATCCTAAAAACGTAGTATCAGTTTTTGATGTATATGTGATAATTTCATCATCTATTTTGAGAAGACCATAATCATCAGGAAATCCCTTTGTGGATACCACAGTAATTGTGGTATCTGTAGAATCAATTGATGAAGAGAGTGATGTTTTACCTACGATAACTTCAGGTATCAAATTATCAATCTTGATGTAGCGATCAAGATTATCAACTAAGTCAACACTACTTCCCTGATTCTCTAAGGAAATGTAATATTGCTTAAAAAATTCGACTGCCTTTGGAAAATCTGCGACTAAAAATTCAGGAAGTTGGCTCTCAATAATTTTATTGAGTTGCACTCTCTTCTCAAAATGCGACATATTTTATTTCCTCTCTAAATCTCCGTTGGAATAACTTGAAGTATAGTAATCTCTAGTGAATGAGACTCCAGAAATGTCTTCACCTGATGCGATAACATCCTTTGTCATATTTATCTTACTATGTGGAATGTCTAATGAGACATATAGATCTTTTAAACCAATAACATCATTTGATTCTGGGAATGCTTGAATTTCAATAATATCGTTTGGTGCTGATGTTTCTACAATATTAATTGTATTGAGAATAATTTCTCCTTTCATATAATCAACAATTCCAACTTCCTTTGCTAAAACATCTATCTTACCATCCTTACCAACTTTTACGATTGACATAATACCCTTGCTGGTATCAGTTGGTGTATCTGTGAGATATACTATTGATTTTTCACCAGCAACTTTAAATCCAGTCGACTTTATATTAAATCCAGATGAATTGGCATGAAATCTGTTACCAAAACACAATTCATATTGAGCAAATTGATTCTTAAGAACCTTAAGATCTCTTCTAATTTTTATTTTTGTGATATTAGAAGTAATCGCATTATCTACTCTATCAATCAGTTGTAATATCTTACTATACTTAAATCTTCCACCAAAACGATTCATGTCAACATCTTTAGAATAAGTTGTTAATGCTGATGTAATATCAGATTTTAAATTTTCAACAACTGAAACTTTGTTATCATCATAATAAATGGTTGAATCTAATTCAACATAAAGAACTTTAAGATCAACAATAGACTGATTGATACCAGCTATTGAATATTGTTTTAACTTATTTAATATATTTTGCTTATCAAAATCAGAAACATATGTTCCATTTTTTGGTTTAATACTAATCTGAACTGTGCCAAACTTTGGTGGACTTAACTCTTCTCCACCAACGACTGCTACAGACTCTGTATTAGGATATATTGATTGAATAATCGCTTCATAGTCTCTTGATGTAACCGCTCTGTGCTGCGCGGAATACATCCTAGGAGCGAAGTATTTAATTGATGATAAACTCTCTATCTCACCACCGTTGATCGCCTTCTGAACGGTTGTAATGGGGACTGACGCGCTAGGTATGACTCTAATCCCACTTTCATCAACAAAGTTACCTTGAAAATCAAACAACGATGGTCCGTTTCCGGCAGCACCATCAGTTACAATATATCTAACGGTAACTACTGAGTTATTTTCTAATTTTCTACCAAAGTAATCATCACCAAACAACAACTCATAGCGTTCTTCTTGAACTTCCTGTAGTAAAAAGATCTCAGAATTCTTGTCAATGTGAAGAATATTACTAACAGGATGATATTCTCTACCTAAACCACTATCAGAACTTCCTTTTACAAATACTCTGATAGAAGAAGTGTCTACATTAGGATTATCAATGATAAAACGTTGATCTTCAGTGCGATCTACCAAGAATTGAGTGGATAATACTGATCCTTGATACACTTCTAATGGTTTTTCGGCAGTTCCAAACTGTGCTATACCGTTGACAACCGTACTTGTTACGTTCTCTGGAATAGAAAAGCGATAAGAGGTGTTATCTACTGCTCCAATACACACTAAACCTGCTTCAAGCGTGATAAAACTACTGCTAGTAGTTACGGGAACCGGAAATGTAACCTGCGCCTTTGCCGAACTCTTGGAACGTGGTACATATCCAATGTTTCTTGCTAAAGAAACCACATTTTCACGAACTGTTGCTCCATCAAGGAACGATTCATTTACTACTAAGTTCGCATTAAATGCGTTAATGTAAGTATTATATGCTAAAGTATCGATTAAGACGGAAAAATTGGACCCTTCAAAGTCAAAATCCGTGAAATTTGAATTAGCACGGAGATAATCTTTGATTTGGACCCTAATTTGATCGAAATCTAGGTTAGTAAACTGTGTAAAAGGCATTTTTTATCGCGTTGCCTCTAAAATGAATGAAAAGGCTTGTGTTGGTAAATCTAATCCTACAATATCAAAGAAAACTGTAACATCAAAAGAGTTATTATCAGGTTGTGGATCTACTTTTACTTCTAAATTTTCAATTCGATCCTCATAAAACTCTACAGTATCCTTAATTTGATCTCTTATTACAGTTGCGGTAGCATAATTTACTAATTCAAACAGACTTGAACGTATATCAGTACCTAATGTAGGATTAAAAAAGCGTTCAGTAGGAATAGTTTCCACCAAATTACGAACAGAACGCACAATAGCACGCTCATTTATAATAATTGGAAGGTCCTTTGATATTGGATGTGGATCAAAGGAGAAACTTATGTCCTTGAACGCTCTTGAAACCCTTGGAGATGCCATTACAGGGGTAGATTTTTCTGAATTTATTTATACCTTCACCGTTGATTTTGCTCTTCTTCGGTTAATTCTTCAGGTGCATCACTTGTTTTATGTGGTTTTGTCCAATAATCAGTAATTAGAGCAGTGGTACCCCACATTTTATACATGTAGTCTTGATCTCTGTCGACAGGTGAATTTCCCATGTTACTCCTGATTAAAATCAGAACTTTTATAGGGGTTTCTATCCCTCATCATTATTTATTTCTTCCTCTTCTGCTCGCTCCTTAGCAGTCTTCCAATGGTATTCATCTTCGCGCCCCATACCAAGGCGATCATAACCATTTTCAACTGAATAATATTGAGTAGATACCTTAAAATCTGGCATCTTAGGATTAACAGGAGTCAAACTATTATCAAAGATACGTAATCTATTATTAGGATACAAAGCATACTGCCCATTTTCCAATTCAATTAGATTATGGGACTTATGTTCTGCCGGGTTTTCACTAGTTGCCCAATCAACATAATCGGGATCATGATGATAATTATCGATGGTACAAACATAAGTACCTTTCATGATGCCATGGTCTCTGGTATAACATTCAAAGTCCATCGAACCAATAAACTTCTTATCAACTGATACCACACCATAATCCATACAGTTCCAAAACTGCAGGTTAGGTAAACTCATATCAGGTTGTGGTGTCTCTGGATCTGTTACGAATGCAGCAATCGGCAACTTATCATACATTGCCGCATAATCCGGTAGATAGGTTTCAAAATAAAAAGCACGTCCAGGTATCGACTTAACCGATACCCAAACGCCCTTTACAAATTCACCATGTCCAGATTGATGATCGGTGAGATATTCTTTACGTACCCATACTTCCACTGAAGGAAGATTAGCAATTAAGCACGCCATAGATTTAGTTACATCACTTTTTTATATATGATGAACAAAGTTAAATGATACAGATATCCTATCATCATCAGATAAATTTTGTTCTACTAAATGTTGAGTCCATGGCGGAAAGATTAATATTTGATCTTCCTGCGGTGTGATCCTATACATTGAATCAGAAACACTAACACCATTATTCATATTCCTTGATATATCAATTATAGTATCATATGGATTAATGAATACTATATCACCAGATTGATCTGGTATTTTTATATAATAAACACCAGATAGAACAGATCCTGGATGTGTATGACATTGATTATAGGAATACTTAGGATTAATATTAATCCATAATATATCAAGCATTACAGGTGGTATTTCAATAATTCCACAAAATTCATTAGCAGATTCAATGATACCATGAATCAATGAATCATTTAAAATACCATCTGAAGTAATATGATTGGATTGCCATCCTAAAGCATTAGAACGCCTAACACCAGGATCTTTTTCTTTATGCTTATAACACTCAGATTCAAGAAGGTTTAAATTTAATCCTAATTTTGAATTATAAAATGGTGCAGGAAATAAATTATCGACCTTGCCCACGATATACTTTCTTTTTGTTGTTACGAGAAGAAGCGGCATACTTCGTATTCTTTCCTTGCCCCTGACGAGTCTTTTTCGGTTTTGACTCGATCATGGTTTCGCCCAATAGACCGACTTTTGCGCGTGCCATAATTAATCCTCTGTAGTAATTTGTGTATCAAGCTCCGAGGGATTCGGAGTGCCAGCAGAATAAAAATCCTCTGCTAGGTCTGCTAGTTTATCAAAGTATTCCTCTTGGGTCAAGCCTTCGGCAAGAACTTGACCCTTATGGAGAATTGTATATAATTCTCTACGCATATCAGATAACGCGAGTTTTTTCGTGCCCAACTCTGATACGAGGATCACACCAAATCTCAAATCCTGCTTCCTTAGCATCAAGACAGAAACTTACATCCTCCCCACACATGTCTTGAACCTCACCAGATTCAAATACCTGCATCTTAGGAGCAAACCAAGGATAAGGTAATCCCTCATGTTCAAATACTCCATGCTTGATAAGTAACCATCCAAATCCAGCATAGTCAACTGTAAATGGTTTCTTACGCTTCTGAATACTCTCAAGTGTTTCATGATTCATAACTCCACCATTAGAACGGAAATCTTCTTCATCCATCC